CTCCAACGAAGGAGGAGCCGTGGGCGCGGCGACTTCGGCGGTGGCTGGCGTAAAGCCTGCCATCATTCAGACCGGCAGCGGGCCGATCCGATTGCACTGCGCAATGTCAGTGCCTCGGCTGGGCTGGCAGGATCACATGTTCTGCTGGGCCAGGGGGCTCATCCCGTACGGCATTTCGCCAGTGCGGCTTGAGGGGGCGTTCTGGGGCCAATGCCTGGAGCGTGTCCTCACGGACATGATCGAGAGCGACGCGGACGAAAAAGCCCCTCCGCTCTGGATCTGCACGCTCGACTACGACTCAATTTTTGAAGCCGATGCGATTCCTCGGCTGCTGACGTACGCCGTAGCCAGCGACTTCGACTTCGTGGCCGCCGTGCAGATGAAGCGGCGTACCGATGAGCCGCTGTTCACAATGAAGGCCGACGATGGCTCCCGCGTGGCCGAGGTGGCCAGGGATCACTTCATCTATCACAACGTCATCCAAGCCAACACGGCCCACTTCGGATTGACGATGCTAAAGGCATCGGCGTTGAAAAAGATGCCTCACCCGTGGTTCATCGGAAAACCCAATGAGGCTGGCCGGTGGGAGGACGGGCGGATTGACGATGACATCGCCATGTGGCTGACGGCCCAGAAGGCCGGGCTGAAGATTGGCGTGTGTCCTCGGGTCGTGCTGGGCCACGCCGAGGTGTGGATCAAGTGGCCCGACCAGAACATGCGAGCGAGCCTGCAGCACCCTGGTGATTTCTGGGACCGAGGCGGCAGGCCACCGGAGAACGTGTGGAAATGAGCACGACGATCCCGATGGTGCAGGTCCGGTTCCTGCGGTCCTACGCCGCGTACAAGGCCGGGCAGATTGTGCCCGTGACGGGCGGGCTGGCCCGCACGCTCGAGCTCCAGCGGTACGCCGTGCGGCACGTTGACGCCCCGGCGTTTGAGTTTGCCACGGCCCCCGAGCCGACGACTGAGCGGGCGGTTGCCCCGGTTGCCAAGGCCAAGCGTGGGAGGCCGAAGCGTGCGTAACTGGGAACTGCCGCAGACGGGCAGCCGCTACCGCAGCCTCACCGTCGCCACGGCCAGTGGCACCGGAGACCGTCCGGTGAGCGTGGCCGAGGCGAAAGAGCACCTCAGGATTGTCGATTTCACCGATGACGACACCTATATCGGTGGCCTGGTCGATGCCGCAACGACGTGGTGCGAGGACTACTGCGACCGCACGTTCGCGGACAAGCAATACACCGTGGCGTTCGATGACTTTCCGAGCCTCCGTATCGAGCTCCCGCGCCCGCCGGTGCGGTTGAACGCGACTGCCGCGAGCGCCACGGTGACTATCTCGTATGTGGATTCCGCCGGCACCACACAGACACTCACGTGGGCGCAGTCTGGAACGCAACAGTTCCGCCTGGACCGCGACCACGTTCCTGCCTTGGTCTACCCGCTGTACCTTGAGGATTGGCCCAACGTCCGACTGGACGACAAGGCCGTGCAGATCACGTACCTCGCCGGGTACGGCGGTGCGGCAAGCGTGCCGAAGCCGGCCGTGCACGCCATCAAGATGCTGGTCGGGCACTGGTATGCCAACCGCGAGGCCATCGGCAGCGTCGGCCAGAACGTGCCGCTGGGCGTGCATGCCCTGCTTGAGCCCTTGAAGTGGAAGCAGTACGCATGAGCCTTGAAGGCCGTATCGCCATCGACGTGTCGTTTTCGGACTCGTCCGCCGGTTCCGGCGTGCAGTCGCTCAAGCGGCTCGCCCTGACCAGCACGGACGCATACAGCAGCGGAAAGGTGGCCATCCTGACCGGGACGTGCGGCACGGCCGCCGTGGCTATCGCCGTGGCTCCCAGTGCCTACAAAGACTCCAGCGGGTCCGCTGTCTCATTCTCCAGCGTCAGCCGGTTCGCGTTTGCGGCATCGGCCGCTGCCGTGTGCAGCGAGGCCGCCGGGGCTGGCGTGGCCATTACTGGCGGCAGCCGGGTGGCCCTGTCCGACAGCCGCTCGGGCGGCACGTCCGGGTTCAACGTCTCGGCGTACAGCGGCACCGCGTCTTACACGCTCGTCATCTACGGAGCGTAGGCCATGCCACTCCGTTCTGGCGACATGGACACGCTCGCCACGGTGCAGACTCCCACCGAGAGCACCAACAGCATCGGCGAACCGGAACTGGCCTGGTCCACGTTTGCCACGCGGTGGATCGCCATTCTGCCGCTGAGCGGCAACGAGTCCATCAATGCCATGGCCAATGAAGGCGTTGTGACGCACCGCGTCCGCATGCGGTACACGACCGGGCTGAAGCCGAAAATGCGACTGACTGCGGACGGCCGCACGTTTGAGATCATGTCGGCCGTTGAGCGTGGCCGCCGCGAAGAGCACGAACTGCTGGTGTCGGAGGTCGTGGACTGATGCGTACCGACATGACCGTGGAAGGCGTCGAAGAGATCCTGAAGGGATTTGCCATCCTGCCCAGCAGCATCCAGAAGAAGTACCTCGGGGCCGCCGTCCGCGAGGCTGCAAAGGACGAGATCCCAGAGATCAAGTCGCTCACGCCACGCGGTCCGACCGGCAACCTTCGCCGCAGCGTTGGCATCAAGGTTGAAAAAAAGAAGCGAAACGCCACGGCAGTCGGCATCCTCGGCTACCGCTCCAAGCGTGGCGGCAACAATTCGGAAAAGGGCTTTCACGCCTGGTGGGTGGAGAACGGCACGAAGTACCGGCAGCCCAAGAACTACGTGCTCAAGGTTCCGATGGCAAACGCGGCCAAGTACCCGTACCTCCAAGGAAAGGTGGCCCGTATCGGCGGCAACGAGGGCGGCATGATCTTCTTTGGCCAAGTCAAAGGCATGCCCAAGAGCGACAAGTTCAAGCGGTGGGCCGATGCCAACCTGCCGCAGATCAAGCAACGGCTGATTGGCAAGCTCGACGGTGCTCTTGGCAAGGCGATTGCCGAGGCCGAGCGGCAGGCCATCCGCAAGATGTACGGCAAGAAGTAATGCCCACCACAACGCACATTGACGAGTCTCTGGTGCAGCTGCTGACGGCGGATGCCGACATTGCTATGCAGGTCGGCGGTCGCATCTACGCCGTCCAGGCTCCGCAGGGGGCCGGTCTGCCGTGCATCGTCTACCAGCGGGACAACACGGGCCGAGGCCCGTACATGCACATGCGTGGGATGACCGGAATTACCCGCGTCTCGTTCACAATTTCAGCCATTGGCGCGTCGTTGATCGAGGTGCGAAACCTCGCCCGTGCCATTCGGCTCGCCCTACAATTCAAGGTAACGGACAGCATCCGCCTGGCCGTCGTCAAAAGCGACGACGACACGCAGGAGCCGCCCGCCAACGGGGAGCAACTCCCCATCTACCGCACGGATTTGTCAGTAGAGATCACCTTCACGGAGGCTTGAGAAAGCCATGGCAGTCGACATCGGTCAGGGCACTTACGTCACGTTTGGCACCGCACTCGCTGGAACCGCTGCCTACAAGATTACCGGCGTAAATCACGGCGGCATCACGCGGGCTGTCGCCGATGCCACGCACATGCTGACTGTTGGCGGCAAGCAGTTCGTCGCTTCAGAGATTTACGATCCAGGCGAGCTGTCTATTGAGGTGCTATTCGATCCGTCGATCAAGCCCATCTCTGACTTGACCAACGTATCAACCACACAGCCCGTCTCTATCTATTGGGCCAACGGTGGTAACACCACCGTTATGTGGTCTGCCTACGGGTTCGCGTCTGGCTTCGAGGCTGGTGCCCAGATGGAAGACATGATGAGCGGGACGCTCACGATCAAGCTGAGCGGCAGCATCACCTAGTGCTGACAGGAGGCGCGGACTGTGGCTTTGACACGTGAGCAGATCAAGGCCAAGCGTGGCGTTCGGCCCCGCGTGGCGTTAGACGTTCCAGAACTTGGCGGCACCATCTACGTCGCCAAGTTCTCTGCCAAAGACCGCGACCGCTTCGAGCAGATCGTGACCGGCGGCAAGGTTGGCGGCGTCAACCTGGACAACGTGCGGGCACGATTTGTCGCCATGGTATGCGTCAACGAAGACGGCACCCGGATGTTTGAGGATGCCGATGCCGATTGGATCGGCGAGCTCGACACGGACATCGTGCAGACAATCGTGGACGCCGGGTTCAAACTCAACGGCATCGGCGGCAACGCAGTGGAGGAGGCGGCGGGAAAATAGAACGGCAGCCGGTGCTCGCGTTCCTGTACCGGCTCGCCTTGAAGCTCGGCATCTGGGACGTAGAGCGATTGGCCGACCAGATGAGCGTCGATCAGTTGTACGGCTGGATGGGCTACTACCTGCTCGAGCCGTGGGGCGACGAGTGGCTCAGAGACGCAGTGGCGATTGCTCAGAGATACAACGCAAACCGAGGTAAGCGGCAGCCAGCCAAGAAGCCAGAGGAGTTCCTGCCGGTTCCGAAGCGGGCACAGACACCAGATCAGATCCTCGCCACGCTGAACGCGATCCCGCGATGAAACCATGGCAAACAACTTTGGCCGCGTAAACGTCAGCATTACCGCCAGCACTGGCGGTCTCACTGCCGGGCTATCGAAGGCCGGGCGGCAACTGAAGGGGTTCCAGAAGGGCGTTGGCGGTCTGTCTGCCTTGAGCGGCACGCTCGGCGGCATGATGCCCATGCTGATGCCGGTCGTAGGTGGATTTGCCACGCTGGCCGGTGCAGTTGCGGCCCTGACTTCGGCGACACGTTCAGCCGAGGCTCTGCACAATCTGTCGCAAGAGTTGGGTGTTGCGGCCGGTGAATTGCAAGTCATGCAGCAGGTGGCCGCCGAGTCTGGAGTGAGCCAGCAGCTGCTCACAACTGGGCTGAGGCGAACGGCCCGCATGGTTGGAGAGCTGGCCCAAGGCACGCCGGCTGCTGCGAAGGCGTTCGCTCAACTTGGCCTCACGATGAGCGACATGGCTGGGCTCAGCACGACGGAGCAGTTGGCGTTGATTGCCGACCGCATTGCAGCCCTGCCGCCGCACATGCAGGCAGCAGCGGCCATCGACATCTTCGGCCGCAGCGGACAGGG